TAATATCATCGGCTTCAGCACCTTCCACATCAATTACTTTATATGGAAAGTTTTCTTTGAGTTCCACTTTTAATTTGGCAAGGATATCAAAAATCATGTGCCAATCTAAACTAGACTTGTCACGGTTTTTTTTGCGATTTGCTTTATAGAATGGAAAGTATTCTTTACGCCAGTATTTGCGGTTATCACAACACAATACCACTTCACCATATTCTGTTTTAAAATTCTTAACATGGTTACGAATGATATTTAATACCATGTGACGGATTAAATGTTCATCTAACTTACCTTTTTGATTGGCAATTTGTGCCATTAGGCCGGCAAGTAATACCTGATTTAAGTCAACGAGAATCATACCAAACTTTCAATAGTTTCAAAATTCTATTGTATCACACTTCCTGCATTTTGTCAAATATACGTTGTACAAAGGCACCAGAAGTGGTAGTCTTTCTCACAACTATACCAAACCAGTTCTGTGGTATTAGATTGGAAATGTATTCGTATGGATCGCAAAATATAGCCTCAAATCGGTCGACATTATATAATTTATCATGTTCCGCATCATCTTTAAATAATACTACTTGATAAGTATGTCCCATAGAACTTCCGCCTAAAGGTTCTCCCGGATCTTTAAGTAGTGAAGCTTCTATATGAACTTCATCTTCCTTATCACCTGGTAGGAAAAAGATTGCGTCATAAGGACCCTCAGGATCGTCCTTGAGTTTTTTGAGAAAGTCTAGCATTATATTCCTTGATGTGTGATTTTCTCACTCGTACCATAATCCAATTGTTGTAGTATTCATCCGTTTCCATAACGCCACGGATAAATTGCTCTTTTGCTTCGAGATAACCACATTCGCCTTTGGACTGGCAGAGATGTAAAATTTCACGGGTGAATTGTTCATGACCTAATGATAACACATCTTTAGCTAGTTCGGCACTACTTCCATAGTAAGTTTGCCAATCGCTTGGTGCTTTGTATCGTTTCTTTTTACCTTTGACTTGCTTGGTTTTGGCAGAATAAAAGAATTTCTTGCCTATGTACATTTTGTTATTCGTCAGGTTTTTAATCTGATACACGAACCCGTAATTATCACCAATTAAGTCATCTGTAAAATCTTTACCTTCATATTGCCATATCATTATTAAAGCTCATCAATATGTTTGGCATATTGTTTGGCATTAATTTTTTTGCTTTGGCGCCATTGTGACAAAACATCCAACTTATGTTTTTTGGTTGGTTGTTTTTTTAATTTTTCATTTCTTAAAAAGTGTTCATAACCTTCAATGCCTTGACTTTTTATAATATCTTTATGTTCTTGGGGTAAATCAGATTCCAACAGAACATCTTCAGATGTAATTTGTTCACCTAAAAGTGTTTTTATGATGGTTGTTCTCAAATCCATGTTATTCTCCGTATAAATAAGTGTATGTCGCCGGACTGGCATCCGCACATACTCTAATACGAAAGGACCGTGTCAGCATGAGTATTTATCATTTCATTTATCAGACAACACATATTAACGGAAACTACTATTATGGTAGACATTCTACTACAAATCTAAATGATGGTTATATGGGTTCGGGTACTTGGGTAAGAAAAATAAAAAAACTATCCAATTTATCCAGAGAAATTATAGAATACGCAGATTCCATTGATTCACTCAAAGTTTTGGAACAAAAATACTTGTATGAACATTTTGGTAAACCAAGATGTATGAACCGTAGAAAAAGTTCTTGTGGTTTTGATAGTGAAACTAATCCTATGAAAACTATGAGAACCAACAAAGGTTCATTCAAAAAAGGTCATAAACCAGTGTTTTCACCGGAAAGTAATATGAAAAAGAGTTTAACCAAATTAGGAAAAAATAATCCTATGTTTGGTAAACCTGAAGCTTCGAAACACCTAAATGTACCAAACAAACAATGTCGTTACTGTGGTATAATTACAACAATAGGAAATATTGGTCGTTGGCACAACGATAAGTGTAAATTAGTCCCAATCTCCAATATCTAAATCATCTTCTTCTTCGGTATATTCTTCAGTTAGTTCTTCTATTTCAGAACCACAAAACGGACAATGCTCCGGTAAATCTTGAGAAACCATTTCTTCCATAAATGATACCGTATAAGTTGATTCGCAATTGGCACAATCGCCAGATAGATGTTTCTGAGTCATTCTTTACCTTTATTTAATTTCACAAGCACCGCCACCACAAGCTGCTTGGTCGGTAAGTGTTGTGTTGTCATCGAATTCGATAACTTGAGTTAGATCAATACTATGTAGTAAAGGCACCATCTCATTAAATTTTTCTTCGGTAATATCTTCAAATGGTGCCTGAATATATGTGCCACCATCATATGGTAAAACGGCAATTCCATTATAACTTTCTCTGTTATCCCACATCCAATTTCCACATTTTTCCCATTCATTGGCTTTCAATGAAATGGTGCAAGATACATTATGATTATTTAATCCATCACGGTGACCAGGTGCAATCCATTCTTTACTAAACTTATTTACTCTTTTCAATAAGTGCATGAATGATTCGGTTCTAAGAATGGATCCAGCAGGTGCTTTCTGTGGAAAGGACATAACTGCTTCGATATGGGGTTTGAAATTACAATCTTCAATTAACGCAGGAAGATTTTCACTCATGTAACGATACAAGGCTTCGTTCTTACCTACACGCATACGCCGAACATAGAAGTCATTATGCCATGCGTGAATACCTGATGATGTGCCTAATACCAATGAAGTCGTGCCGGCAGGTTTAACTGCTGTTGTTCTTGCAGCCTTATTAATACCAATCAACTCAGCAACTCTAGCATTTTCTTCCAATACTACTTTTGCGGCTGCAGTCATGTCCAAATGAGTAACTTTATCTGAACCAATTCCCGTCATTGATACACCAATCAAAGCATCCAATTCGGTTGTTTCTTTCCAAATGGAACGGAGATAATGGAAGTCCGTATAACTGGCTTGTAGTGTTCCAATGAAAGCACCAGCTCTTGCTCGAGCATTTAAATCTTCTTGGTCAACTAAGTCTGAAACATTAACCTCCGTTAGATTACAGAACTGGAAGGGGCGCAAACCAATTTCGACACACGGATTTGTACCCCAATCATAATCGTTTGTCCAATAGACTCCTGGTTCACCTGCACCAGATTCTTCAACCTTCTTCCAAACAATATCAAACTGTTCTCTTGTGGTATACTCACGGTGTAACACTACTGAATTATTAGCACGGCCACGCTGTGGGTTTAATTCCCACCACGGTCCAGCTTTACACGATAACATATCCAAATCATCAAAACTGAATAGAGCAATCATAGCGGCTCTACGAATACCACCAGAAAGAACGGCATCTGCAATATGGCAATTAATGTCGTGTGCTTCTAGTGATGTTATATGACGACCACGAGCACCATTCAATACTGCGTGAATTTTATCAATGCAGATACGCAATGGATCGGGACCTGGTGCTTTACCACCAGAAGTAATCAAACGAGCGCCTTTAGGTCGAACATCACGATAATCAAAAATCGGATCCGATTTACCTTTGAAGTGAGCTTTGATTAACACCTTAATTGCATCAGCCCAACCTTCGATGGAATCACCTACTAAAAATCTACGACCTTTGGATGTAGGACCTTGTACGATAGGTAATTTATCAACATGATGTTTTTGAACCGAATAACCTACACCTGTTCCTGATAACAATAGAAACATCACTTCGGAAAAGGCATCAATATCATCAATAGGTAAAAATGAGCAATTAAAAATTCTTGTATTGGATATTTCGATTGGTGCTCCACCAAACTGCATTGACCTCATTGAAGGCAAAACTTTTTTGGTGAATACGAATTCTTTGTAAACAGATTGAATTTCTGTTCTTAACTGTGGAAACTTCTTAATATGCATGGCCATGTTGCGTTCAACAATTTCTTCCCATGACTCTCTACGTTTTAATTCTGGAATATATTTTGCGTACTTATTGTAAACTGTTATTTCTGATAAAATCTCTTGTGTGATGTCCATGTTACTATTAACTACGCTCATGTTATTTTCCTTTATTATTATTTTTTACTGCCGTATGCAAATATTTCTTTTTTATATTCTTCTGACCAAGAATCGTAATACTTCGTCTTTAATAGCTTACTACGAGCCTCTTCTAATTTATTTCGGGGTTGTACAAGAACTGCGGGATATTCACCGTTACTAGTATTCACTCCATTAATAAATCCAGGATTATCTGGATGGTCTTTCAAAAATACCATGTCTGGCATCTTGTCTTGTAGTTTTGATATAATACTTAATAAATCTTCATCTGTCAAGTTTTTTTTGAGATTGTAGAAAACTATTACCTCAAAATCTTCAATTGTTGCTTCAATATATCTTAGTATGTATGCTACTGGTTCCTGTCCGATGTATGACCAGAAAACTTTTTTTTCTTCTAGTGCTTTCTTAGCAAAAGGACAAACACTAAACCCACCAAGTTCATCCTTCTTCTCAGAAATCCTTTGTACCCAATTGATTAAATCTTTTTCCAATTCACAAACTCCATTTTCGCTCTTAAATTTACAAAGGTATTTTTATCTATAATATCTTGGATTTCATCCAATGAAAAATTATCTTTGACGACCATATCATTGATGTCTTTTTCACCAATGAATTCTGGCCAAATAACAACATTAAAATGGTTGTCTATTGCGTGTTCTATCTTATTAACGATCTCTTTGTTACGAGGCTCGTTATCGAACACCAGAACCACCTCCGATTTGTCCAATACATCGGTAATCGATTCTAGGTTAGAGTCTGCTGTTGCTACACCATTCTCCAGGAACATGGAATCAATAGGACCTTCGGTTACACATATTAACGATTCCGTATTGGCTCGGTCTAGTCCAAAGACCTTTTTATTATCATCATGTAACTTTAATGTGATATACCTGAGTTTCGATTCACCCAACGAGCGACCCTGGATAGCCACAAGATTTTTCTCTTTGTTATAGAAGGGAATGACGAGCCGTTTGTCGTTTTTATAAAGACCCTCTTTTTCAATCCCAAGAGTTTGTATGAAGGCTGCAAAGTCTTCCGCATAGTATAGTTGCGAGTGAAAGGTCTCTGGAATCCTTCTCTGCTGAACATATATCTTAGCAAAGTGCGCCTCTGGTAATGAGTCAATTGTCGGAAGTTCAAGGGACTTCTTGAAGGTCGGTTTCTCCGTTTTGAATTCCTCAAAATTTGGCTTTGGATAATTGTTGTTGCCGGTTTCTCCATTTTTATATCTTTCCAATTGGTATTCTTGTAATAGGCTAGGATCAACCTGTTTTAAGAAATTATAGAAGGTGGTAGATACACCACAATTGTGGCACATATAGAAGTAGTCATTCTTTTTACGGAAGACAAAACCACGGGCTTTAGTTTTATTTTTTTGGGAATCCCCACAGAGTGGACAACGGAAATTATAGAGGTCGTCCTTTTTACGGGAGAACCTCTGTAATTTTGGTGAAACTTGGAGGAGGAAATTTCTATCAATATAAACGCTCATAATCTATGATAATACTACAATAATACTACTTTGTCAAGTGTCCTATAACTTCTACCACACGACTAACAATAAATGCTGCGGCAATAATACCACCAACAATCATCCAGTTTCTATTAGAAATATTATCCAATTTGCCGGAATCTTTTTCTTGCCTTTTGCTTAGTTCTG